AAGACCAATCGCATATGCCTTCTTCTCCAGCTAATGTAGGTGAATTTCCTCCAGAACAACAAGCTCCTACCCAACTAGTTACTCCTGTATCACCGGAGCAAGCAGCTCAAGAAATAGCAGCTCAACGTGCTATTAGAATTGAGCAACCACAAGTAGTTGAGGAAATTGATTCTAATCAAGTAGAGTTTGATTTTTCTGAACCAACTAAAATTGATAAGCTTATAGATTTAATCAAAGATCAAAATTTGATTCTTAAAGATATTAGGTTAAAATTAAGTGATGGTAAGAACGCTAAAAGTAAAAAGTAAAAGCGAGTATCTAAAATATCTAGATACTGTTTCTAAGATTAACGATACTGGTATTATCTTTGACGTAAAAGATGATAAATTAGTTAGTTTAGTATCTAGTTTAGATAGTACGCTAATCTTACATAGTGAATATAAATCTGATTTTAAGTTTAATACTACTCTTAATATACCGGATGTTAAAAAACTAAGGCATGTACTTGATACTATTGAAGAAGAATCATTAGATATTGAAGTAAATTCTAATAATTTAGAGTATAGTGGTAATGGTGTAAAGTTTAAATATCATTTATATGAAGAAGGTTTTATAACTAAACCTAATATTAATTTAGATAAAATTAATGGCTTTAAATTTGATATTGGGTTTAATTTAAATAAAGCTACTATACAAAGATTATTTAAAGGTAGTACTTTTGCTAGTGAAACTAATAAAATTTATTTTTATACTGATGGTGATTCGTTAATGGCAGAGCTAACGGATAGAGCGAGACATAATACTGATAATTTTACTTTAAGTCTCGGTAAAGTAGATTTTAAATTAGAGCCTATAGCTTTAAATTTAGATAATATTAGATTAATATCATTATTGAATGATGATATTAGAGTAAAAGTTAATACTGAATATGGAGTAGTAGTATTTGATATTGAAGAAAACAATATTAAATTAAGATATATAATTTCAGCTTTAACACAATAATGATTTCTCCACAAAAAAAGAACAAACTTAAGACCCCGGGTTATTTTATAAAAAGACTTAAAGATAACGATTTTGTAACTTTAAGAATTTTTGATAAGTATAGCGATAGAGACCCAAGAAAATGGACTGTATTAGTTGATCCTTCTGGATCCTCAGTATACGTTACTTGTTTTGAAAATACCCCTTTTAAAGGAGAATATCTATTTCAGTTTAATGATGGTAATCAGCTATTCAAAAATAGCTTTAGTTTAAAAACTGATTCTATTGAAGTAGTAGTGCAAAAATTACTTAAAAGCGGAGTTAGACAAAAGGATGAAAGTGATTTTTTGAATAAATAATTATATGGATGAAAATGATCATAACTCTGAAGAAGATGAGGAGCTTAGAGAAATGGTCGAAAGAGCTTTAAAAGATAATTTGAAAACTCGAAAAAGCTTTAGAAAACGTAGAGATTTAGCTAACCGATTGGCAAACATATTAAGCGAATATTTAGATAGTTATATTTTACTTGGATATGATTTTTCAGGTAAGCATTTAGATATTAAAGTAGCACCAACTCCTCAACAAAAAGAAGCTCTTAATTCCTTTTTGATGAAATATTTTGCAAGTGAAATACAGTCGATAAAAGGTACAGATGAA